CATAAATAAAATCTCCATAACCTTCGGTGTACTTCTTGCGGTAATTTTCCCCATAGAAATCATTATCTTCTTTAAACTTGTAGTTATAGTAACGTGCGTTAATCTCACTCATTGGCTTTATGCTCAATGGCTTTGACCTATCTATTTTGTTAGTCCAATCTTCTGCATTAGCAGACACATTAGGATAGAAGTCCACAAATGGACTAATAACAAGTTCCTTGTCGTTAAACTTATTCTCATAAACGTAAAGGTTAAACATTTTTACAATGCTTAAAAAGAAATCACTTTGGAATATACCTCTTGGGATTGTATCGTTTACCTTTATTGTTTCCCCTAAATTTACTTGCACTTGTGTAGGTGTACTTGTAGTAACACCTATTTCGCCCATTGTTATATCCAGGATAATTCCGTTACCTAATATCTCAACTTGCATTGTGTCAGTATTAGCAAAGGTAACCCCATTAACAATAAAGTTGCAATTCATAAAACTACTTACACTCGCATCGAAATCTTGTCTGCCTATTTCCGTGTTATTCTTTTTAAGTATAACAGAATAGTTTGGTAGTGGTGGATTGTAAAATGTAACGTTACCCCTTAATAAAACATTTATATCCGTTGTAATTGTTACACCGCTTCCATAAGTAAATAATTGTCCTAACCCGTCAAGTGTAAAACTACCTGCGGTAACCATTGTATATTCTACATAAGGACTTAGGTTTGTGTTTATAGTTATTAGCTTGGCTGCTGCGTTAAGGCTCGTATTGTTTAGCGTTGTAATGTTTGTTTGGTTGTGCGGTATTATTAAGCGTTTGAATAAAGCCGTATCAAAAAAAGGGCAATTAAAAGTATAATCTGTTCCTGCAAATATTTTCTCTATATATTCCTTAACGTATAAAGCAGGTCTAAAAGTTGTGTATTGAAAGTCCTTTTTAAGTGTTCCGTATGTTCCCGTGCTTACGTTTCCGTAATCTATAAGTGGATAGTAATAGCCAGAACCACCTGCGTTATCCCAACTCGCACTAATATTTGCTACGCTATAAGTATGATTGTAAGCACTAAAATCTAAATCATCTTGTGGATTAATATTACCTGTTAATCTTTTATTACCTAATGTAGTAATAAACCCACCAAGTTCTCCAAAAACGCTGCACTGGTATTCAATAGTTTCCTTGTCGATAACTATCTCTAATATTCTTAAAGTGCCTTTGAATATTTGCACCTTATCAATAAAGATTTTGCAGTTGGCTTGTTTGCTTACATTAAAGTTATACCCGACGTTTGGTAAGGTATTATCCGTAAAGTTAGCGTTGTTAAGTTCGAATATATAACCAAAAACCAAGTTGTTATTTGCCGTTCCTGGTATGCTTATTGTTTTGCTAAAGGAAGTATTGCGACTACCGAACTCGCTTACGTCATCGATGGCATAAGTAAACTCGGTAGATATATCTTGCAATAAATCAATCTTCCTTTCTTCTATGTATATCTCTGTGCTAATCATTATCTAAATTGGCTTGTTAAGTATTTGCCTACTTCTACTTCAATCTCAAAGTTAAATAGTTTATCTGCACTTTCTAACTTATACTCGTAGTTAGTTGTGGTTATTGTAACAGGGAAATAAGCACCAAGTACTTCCATATATACAATAGGACTCGATACAAGCTGAGCCAACCACGCATAATCTTGTTCGCTAACCCAATCAGAAGTAAGCCTATATTTATCCTTATGCTGAATAGCATAGTTGAAAGTTGTTTCGTTATATCTGTTATATCCATCTATGTTTGTCATTTGTCCACCTACAAGTTGCCAATCGCTTCGCCTATATGATGCTCTTTGATATTCGCTCGACCTTCTATTTACAAGGGCAAACTTCTTTGTATCCCAACCGCCGAGCCTATTTAAGAACTCCAAGTTAAATTGTTGGTATTTAGGATAGCACTTATGTCTTATCTTAATAACCCTTGTTTGTGCGCCACTTCTTTTTAAATAGAAATTATAGCCGTAAGTATCTTCGTTAATAATAGTTCCAGATGCCCAATCGTTTATATGTCCTGCTTGTAGGTTAAACATATTGAATTGACCACTTAAGGTAATGTTACCAGATACAGTATTGGTAACCACATCTCCTTGCCCTAATACTTCTACCCAAGCCGAATAACCGCCCGTTGCTATGCGTAGGAACGTAATGTAAAAGTTATCTCCGTATTCAAGTGTTATTTCGTCTGTGTCTCTTTCCGTCAAGAAGTCATCGGTAAAGTTTTCTAATAGTAAATTATCATAGTAATCAGATAGCACTAAAGGTGTCTCATTCTTTGTCAAGAATACGTCTGCAAACAATGGGGGTACAAAGTTGTAAGCTGAGTAGCTGCCCGATGCTAAGTTAGTAGTTGTAACACCGCTTACCTCTTCTCCCACTCTTAATTGATAATCTACTTTTATCTTGTCATTTGATGCTACAAGTATTGAGTTACCCGAAGGCTCAAAGTAGTTAGTTACAAAACTTCTAACCATTGGCGATGCGTTAAACACGCCGTAGCTACCTTCCGCACTTGGCGAAGGAAATACTTTAGAACGTATTACTTGGCTTCCATTAATATATACATCATATACGAACTTAAAGTTTGTAGTTCCGCTATTTGTAGAACTTGAAACAAACCAAAGGTTATCGTGCATTGACGAATATGGTGCAGGGCTACTTGTTATTGTAATTGCCATTATTTGTTATCTTTTATTTCTTTTGATATTTTAGCAGATGCCTTAACTGCAAAGTCGCCTAATAAAGCATAGGCTACATCTTGCGTAAATTTATTATTGAATACCTGTGCAATAGCATTATCAAAGTATTTAGTTTGCTCAATACCCTTCTTTTTAATAGACGAAGATATTGCATAAGCTAACCTTTTCTTTTTAGTAGCTTCGTTTACTACCTTTTTTAGTGCTTGTCTTTTGGTTTCCGTCTTGTCTATTTCTCCTTTTTTGTTGGTAGCTACGCTATCAGTCCTAACGCTTTTTCTTGCCTTATTAAGCCAAGTAAATATGTTAGCTGCCATTTTCCTATTAGGGTAAGGACTTTTAAAAGAGTAAGGAGTATTGCTTGGACTTCCGCTATCGTAACCCTTAACCCCTTGGTTAATAAAATCAAAGTACTCCATTTGTTTGCTCCCTAAAGGATAGCCTAAATTCAAAGTATATTGATTGCCAAACTTAGTGATAACGGGTTGTGAAGGCTCGGCTAATAAACCAGAACTTATAGAACCTGTTTTTTCGAGGTTCTCTTGTATAGCATCGTTAAAGGCTATGCCATATTCGTAAAGTACCTTTTCAAGTAATGGCAGTTCGTCTTTCTTAACAACGTTATAGTCGCCCCCTTTAATCTTGTTAAAGAAGCCTTCTCTTAAAGCCTGTAATTGATTTCTACTAATACTCACGCTAATAAATATAAGGAAGGTCTAAAAATAACTAACCCCACCAAAATTGGCAGGGTGTGTCTGAGGGTCTTGGGGTCTTATTTAATCTTCCTAATTGCTTCCGAGTCAAAGTCCGATTTGGCTTTCAAATACGATAAGCTATTTAAGTAATGTATTATTTTAAGTTCGTAAGCCTCTTGCAAAGGTATGGCTTCGTACTCCGATACTATTTTGGTACAATATTGCCACCCAAAATACTCCATAAAATTGCTGCCACCTTTTGTGCCTTGTCCTGTTGCATATTCTCCTTTAGTAGGCTCTTCTCCAAAAAGTCCTGGGTAATTGGAGTCCAATCGTTGAATACTTGATAAAAAAAAACAACCGAATAATAAACCTCTTTGAAATTGGCAAACAAAAAGTCATTAGCGTACTCTTGGTGCTTATCCGAGTCATAAGATAGGTCTATATATTTAAGCCATTTTCTTTGTTGTGGGATAGTAATAGATGCCGCTATCTTGTGTAGGTTAGGTATAAGTTCCTTACAAAAATACTTGCTTTCTATGTAGCGTGAAGCGTTAATGTCCTTTGCATCTTGGATAAACCTATACGTTTTGCCATTGGCTCTTACCCTATTTACGGGTATACCTTCGTAGTTGTCTTTAAGGAATATTATCTCCGACCTATATTTGTTTAGCTTGTCTTTAGGTAGATTAAGAACTTGATTGTCCGTAAGGTTATTGACTATGCCTACTAACTTGCATTCTAATTCAAACTCTGACAAATGTTCTGGTGGGTTTGTAATGATAGGGTGCATTTGTTGGTATTGCCATACCGATATTTTATTCCAACTCATTTTCTTAGTTTTAACATTATCTCATAAGCAAGATGCCCACCTATGTAGCATAACGCTGCCAAAGGTAAGCAAATTGCAAAGAAATACAATATTTTAATTACTTTAATGATACGGCTACACTTGTTGTGCTACTCTTGGCAGGTGGGTAAACTTTTGTAACCTCGCCAGTAACTCCGTTAATAATGTCTAACCCTTGATGCGGAACTTTTTTTAGGAACTCTTCCATATCCTTTTTGGCTTTAGCTGCGCTATTGTACTCGGTCATAATTTCCTCATAAGCAGGACTTTCGCATTTGGTGTAATCGTACTTAACCGCTACTTCCCTAATGTTAAACTTTGCGCTCATATACTCAAAGTCCTTTCCATTAAGAACGGCTGCTTGTAATACCGCATCTTTATAGTCCTTGTTTGCCTTTAGGGTTTCAAGCATATCCTCTAAGGCTTTAACCTGGAGATGTGTTTTAAGTGGGTCAAGTTCCCCTGCGTTTAGGCGTTCAATTAATTGATGCGTAAACTCGATGCGTTGTTCTTTTGTTGTTTCAAAGATTTGTTGTAGTTCCATATTATATTGTTTCGGGTTTGTAATTATCAATGTCAAAAAAGCCGATTTCTGACTTATGTTCTGGACTTCTCATTCTGCGTTTAGAAGGTTCGTAACCCTTCTCGTTGCAGTAGGTTAGTATCTCTAAGTAGGTTGCATCTATGTTAGACATCATTATACTAATAGGCTCACTTGCGTAATATTTGTCTATGTATTCTTTTGTGCTTTGGGTCATAGTTTTTAATTGTGTAGTCAGTTAATGCTGCCATTACAAAACCTGTTGCAATTAGCAGAAGGCAAATAGCGTAAATCATTTTGAGTATATATCTTGTAATTGTCCAATAAGGTAACAAGCTACTAAAAATACGGCTAAAAGTTGTGCGGTTTCTTTTTTCATTGTGTTTGTGTTTTGATTAAATAATAATCAAATATACAAGTTTTTCACAATCCACCAAATATTTCTTAAATTTATTTTTGTAACCTTGTTGCAATTATAGGAAGGCATACCTACCCGTGCCACGTTTAAGGCTAAAGTTCTGCCAAGCCAAAGCCAAAGCCATTACGGCGTCATCGTGAAAGCCTGAAGGTGCTGAGTACTTAACCCCCGTTGCCGTATACTGATACTCAAATACTTCTAACTCCTGGCTTATTATCCCTTCAGGATAGCCAATCTTACCTTGATGTATGGCAGCTTGTAAACCTTCCATAAGTTGCTGCTTACTTGAACTTGTGAACTTTAAGCCTTGTATCATTACCCCTTCTCTTTGTAAGTCTTCGAGTATCGGGTCGCCAACCCCCGTACTATCGACAAGGATAGGGCATTTAGGCAGCCTAAGGATAGTTTGCTTGGTATTGTGCCAATCCATTTGGAAGCGGTCAAAATAAGCCACGTTTCCGTCTTCGTCTAAACCTACGATAACTGTCCAATCGACCGACTTAGCTAAGTCAATACCAAAAGCTACGACAGGCATCGTAGTTACGGGGTGTATGCAATTACGAATATATTGGCTACCGAATGGGTTTGCTGCGTTCTCAGCAGGGTTTGCCATATACTCCTGCTCAAATACAACCTCAGGTAATTGCCTACGGGCATCGTCTATCTCTTGTGGGTCTATGTAAGGGTTATCGTATGTAGTGAACTTAAAGCTTTGCCAATCGGGTTCTGCTTTGCTAAACAAACTAAAGAAGTAGTTTTTACCTTTAGGGGTGCTAAGGAATATAGCTTTACCCTTGTAGTCCGTTAAGGTAGGTCTTATTGAGTTTAGCCACCCATCTTCAAGGTTAGGTATAAAGGAAGCCTCGTCTATTACGGCTAAGTGAAACTTTAAACCTCTAAGATTGTCTAACCTTTCGCCTGTAAAGAAACGTATGCTTCCACCCGTAATGAAAGTAATAACCAGGTCGCTTTCGTTTTTAGAGTATATCTCCAATGGTAATAGATCAACTATTTCCTTAAAAAATATCTTTCCTAATTGGTAAGTAGGTGTAATGTAAGCTACACGCTTTTTATTAACCGCAGTTTCTATGCTTATCGTTTGGCTAATCAACGACTTACCAAATCTTCTACCTGCCATCATTACAATAAACCTTTTATCGCAATCAAGTACTTGCTTCTGCGCTGGGTGTGGGTTATGTAATTTCAATCCTACTGTCTGCATTATCTATCGTAAGTTATTTTAATCTCACTTACTTCGTGTTTGTTCTCGGACTTCTCTACTAAGCTATTCAATCGTTGCGTTATGCTCGGATTGTAAACCCCTGCCATTCCCCCTTCGATTTGGTCTTGCCTTATTTTTTTCCTAATATGCGAACAGATGGTTAAAAAATCTGCGTAAGCATTATTTGTATTAGCAAAGTAGTGGCTTAAATCTCCTATAATTCCTTTGTCTGCGCAATAGTTTTCAAAGCCTTCTATTGTTAAAGGTCGCTCCCTTAACCTATAAACTTCATCTCCGTCTTTACCTACAAAGTCGTGTACTTTAATAGGGTTGCTTTTGCAATATTCTGCGTACTCATTAAAGTATTGAAGCATTAGTTCTGGTGTCTCTATAAGTTTAAACCTACCCATCTATTTTTGTTTTATAGTGTTGACATATCCTGTCCATTACGGATAGGTAATATGTGTTAAAATCTTTGTAACCTTCGTTGTCTTGTTCGTATGTCTTGTATAAGATGCCCCTTAATCTTTGGCTCGGTGTCTTAAAGGTATCTGGGTCTGCCTTTAAGTTTTCTATTACGTCTTGTTCTTCTTTGCTAAAAGGTTCTTCTTTGATTGCCAAGTAGCAAAATTGTTGGTTAAGTTGAAATATATCCGCAGCATCTTTAGGACTTAGTTCCTGGGTTGCTAAAGTTAGCTTTATTGTTTTGTCTTTGCGTGAGGCTATGCTTTCTATTTGACTTGATAATAATATCATAGTATGCCGTTTATTATATCGTTTGCTTCGTCTATTGCATCTTCTTGGTCGAGATAAGTATCTACGTCTGCTATATGTTTGTTAATCAAAGTTTCTGCCATTGCGTAGGTGTAATGCCCTATCGTAGTCATATCGTCTCCGTTTTTACCCGTCTTACATACCGCAAGGAAATAAGCTTTGTGCGTAAGGAGAAGCCATATAGCGTTTAGTTTTCTCATCTACCTTGTCCTCTATAAGCTTTTTCTCTTGGCGTGTGCTTATTAAAGGACTTCTTTGCAGAACCTCTTTTGCGTTTGCCAAAGCTAATTTTGTTTTTATTCTCGTTACCTTTTGCCATATTACAATAAAATTGAGTTTAATCTATTAATTGCGTTTTGATAATTTTCTGGGTTTAGTTCACTTCCTATCCAGTTAATACCATTTTTCTTGCATACTACTGCGGTTGTTCCACTACCCATAAAACTATCATATACTAAATCGGTTGGTCTACTCGCTACCTTTAATATTCTATCTACTAAAGCCTCTGGCATTTGTGTAGGGTGCAGCCTTTCGTTTTTAGGTATGTTATGCGGTACGTTCCATACAGAAGATAACGGGTCGTGTATGCCACAATCTTCGTTTAAGTAAATATCGTCTCCTTTTGATAAGTGATATATTATTTCATAGTCCAAGTGAAACCTTTTGTTAGTACTATCAAAACTACCGCTATATTTCCAAATAATATAACTCTTAAATTTTAGGTCTGTAAACTCATTAAGAAACTCAATCCAATGCGGTGTCCTTAGTGTTTTATCAAATGTCTTGCTTTTTATGTTAAAGTATATTTGACCTGTCGGCTTTAATATCCTTTTATATTCTCCAAATAGTTTGCTTAAATAATCGGAATAAAACTTAATAAAAAGGATATCTTTTGACTTTGCACCATAACCTGCGCCAGATATATCTTCGTAAGGTGGAGATGTAATAATCAAATCAACATAGTCATTTGGCATTCGTGCCATTGTTTCTAAGTTATCCTCGTTATATATTTTATTGATTTCCATTGTTTAAGTTTTGATTATGTATATCTTTTAAAAACTCTTTATATTGTTTTTTGTCTCCGTATTCTATGTGGCACTTCCTACACAAACCCATAAGGTTTTCAATCGTGTCTTTGTCTTTGCTGCCACCCATTCCCCTCGCCTCAATATGATGTATGTCTACCGCTTGTGAGCCACACACTTCGCAAGGAATGAAGTCCGTTTTTTTATACCCCATTCCCTGCAAATATATTTGTGTGTGTTTCTGCATACTTTCCCCATTAAATTTTCCGTTGATTAATAATTAAAAAATTTAAGTATGCAAATTATTTTCCGTCTATTTCTTTTAGTTTATTAATTGCCCATTCAACTCCACTTGTACCGCCCCAAGCATCCCACATCAAACCGCCACAACCTTCACTATAAGGAACGTCTTTATGTTGTTGGTGTCTTTTAAAGGAAGCCATACGGGCAATCGTATCTCTACTAATCGGCTCACGATTTGCTAATTGATTTGCTCTTGCTTTTCCTGTTGCTTCTCCGCAAGAACCCCAACCATTTTTCTCTGCCCATTCTAAAGCACGTTTTGCGTTGTTAGTTGCACTTTCAGGGTAATCGGTATAGCTATCTGCGAACTTGCCACCTGCAAGGATAGCCTTCCAAACTTGGTTAGCCTTCTCTTCGGTATCGTAAACGCAACCGCCTGAGCCTATTCTATATTTCCCGTTTGAGCATTTTATTACTGGCATAGTTTACTATAAATATACTTTCGGTCTAAATTTATCTCGTCAAAGTTATACTTCTTTTGGCAGAACTCAAACAACTTCTGTCCGCTCTCCTTTCGCATATCCGCATCACTTACTAAATCTTTAATATGTTTGTACCAATCCTTTTGGCTTTTAACGTAATGCACGGGCATATCAAGGTAAGGATTGACTTGGCTAACAATAGCAGGGTTCTTTTTAGCAGCCGTTTCTAATACTTTAAGGTTTGACTTCATAGCGTTGAACTTGTTATCAACCAATGGGATAACTGAAATATCGCTATCAGTGTAAGCCCCCATATATTCAGTAACCTTTGCATAATTATAGATCGTAGGGTTTAGCTTTAATCCGCAAGTGAACGCATCAATCATTTTATCCCATATAGGTTTCTCTCCGTCATTGTAACCTGCAATAACAGTTCTTATATTCATACCTTGTAGCCTTTTGAACGGCTGCCTTAGTATTTCTAAATCTCTTTCGTGCGTTCCGCTACCGCTCCAAAATAATCTAACCTTGTAATCTTCGGTCTTATTATCCTGGAACTGCTCTTGCCCGTAAGGTAATGCGTTTGGTAAGATGTGAACGTTCTTATTAAATGGGCTTATCTCTGCTGCTAACCTTTCGTGAGTGCAGGTGCATAGGTCTGCTATCTGTAAGTAATCTGTAATTAATTTAGGTATGTTATTATACTTGTATCTCCAATATAACAAATGGCTTTCGCTAAGTTCCCAGTAATCGTCATTATCGACTACCAACTTAAAGCCATACTTAGTGCGCCAAGTGTCCATTTGCTTTGCATCTATTTCGTTAAGCATTCTATTCATTAACACAATATCCCAACCTTGTTCAAGTAGTTCGTCATTCAATACATCGGTAATAAGTGCGTACTCTTTTTCCATATAAACAATAGGCATCATTATTCGGTGTAGTCCTACACCCGAATTGGCTGAAGTTATACAAAGTATTTTCATAAGTTTATATAATATGTTTTATTCCCATTTGTATAAGCAGATACATTGTTGCTATGCAAACTCCAGGTCTTTTGTACTAATTCATTTTTATTGTAACCATAAGCATCAATGCTATTTTGCTCAATATGATTAGCGGTATATTCTTTAATAAATTTCGTATGCAAACCTGCTGCCCTGCATCTCGTACAATAATCTAAATCTATTGCTCCGTATGGGTCAAGTTCTTGATTGAATGCACCAACTCTTTTTATAGTTTCTTTTGTTATAGTAAAGTTGCCAATTAAATCAGCCGTGTCATTACCTGTACTATGTAAAGGAATAGAACAAATACCAATAGTTTTGTCTTGTAAAAAATCATTTCTTATTTGCAACCAATTATCAGGTTCTAATATATCGTTACCCATAATAGTTACATAATCTATATTATCAAAGTTTAAATTCCTTAATCCTTTATTAGTTGCAAATGCTATACCTTCTTCATTAATGATAGTTACTATATCAATATGCTTACCTGCATTTTTGATATTTTCAAACAATGTATTGATGTTCCTATCTTTATAGTTTAAGTATACTATTGCATTCATTATCTTATGTTTGAGCCGATTTCTCGTGCAGGAACTCCTGCGTACTTAGTATTTGGTTTTGCATCTCCTTTTACAAAAGCACTTGCACCAATCATACAATTTTCTCCTACGTTTGCAAACTGATGTAGAACTGCGTTTAGCCCTATATTTGCACCTTTGTCTACAATTGAATGCCCACCTATTTTTGCTCCGCAGCTTATAGTAACATTATCTAAGATTGTGCAATCGTGTCCTATGTGTGCGTGTTTCATAATGAAACAATTATTACCAATAAAGGTGTCAATCTCCGTACCTGCGTCTATTGTTACAAGTCCTGTAATAACATTGTTGTCTCCAATGTAAACTTTGCCTTTTTCTTTTTGCCAAAACTTTTTATGCTCGGCTTTGTCGCCTATAATACAATAAGCACCAATGTAGTTTCCGTCTCCGATAATTACGTTATCGCCAATAATAGCGGTAGGGTGGATAAAGTTAGCCATAGTTAAGTAGTACAAGCGCAGTCATACGCAGGGTTTATGTTATCTAAATCAAATTCCTTGAACAAATTATTTTGTGATATACTTTTAAGCGTTTCTATTGTTACTCCATTAAAGTAAGTATACTTGCTATTATTTTCGTCATTGATCCATTCGTCTGCAAGTTCTGGGAACTCCCTTAATATTGCTAAGATAGCGTTTTTACCTTTCATAAAACACAAAGTGCAGTTACCTAATATAGAAGGTATTTCCAAAGTGTAAGGCTTTTTGCTCCAATACTCATTTACTATTTGCTTTGTAACCTTGCTTTCATACAAAGGAAACTTATCGTGTACCTTCTTAAATCTTTGAGTACGTCTGCTAACTCGCATTGGCTCGTCATATCTAAAGCCTACCAGGTTTTCAAATTCTCTTACTCCTATGCTTCTCAAATATCTTTTAGCCGTTTTAATTTTTAGTTCTATTGTGCAGAACCTTTTAAACTGATTAGGTAATGCTTTATGCTTTTTTAACATTCCGGTAAAGCCACCTTCGTAACTTATTCTTGTTACAGGTATGTTTTCAAATGCTTCAAAGTCATTAATAAATTTATAGGTCTTAGCGTGTTCCCTCATAGTATCGCAGAACAATACTATGTCTCCTGGCTTATATTCTTGGATAGTCATATAAGCAGAAGTTTTGCCACCGCTAAAATTAATTACTCTTTGCATTGCGTTTCTTTGGTTGTGGTTGCTCTTCGTACCAAGTGTATAGACGTTTAATCATATCGAAGATACAATTACCGCACCATACTGTTAAGATAAAATCTGCACTCATATACTTGCGATAAATATGCTCGTACATTTTTAAGATGTCTAAGTCGATGTTACGCACATAACCATTTTGGACTGTATGCCAATTACCAACGTGTTGATCTAAAAAGTTGCGGTGTTCTATTTCCATAAGTTCCACATTATTTTTGAAAGTAGAGGTGCTGCAACTCCTGGTATAAATACAAACGCAATTATGTCGGTACATATTGTAGGTAGTAAATATAAAGCCAATCCGCTCCAAGCTGCTAAACAACTCGTGCAGCTAAAAGGCTTAAAATCTAATTTCCACTTCCTATGGAATTGGTGTATCTCTACAAAGAATATTGCAAAGCATATTGCTGCTATAATTATCATTTGCGTAGTTGTTTTTTAAGTTCTCGTTTAGTTAGTTTTAGTTCCCTATGGATTGACATATACGGGATGCCTGTAACCCTGCTTAGTTCTTTAGCGTTGCAGTTGTGCTTAATAGCATACACTCGCAATAGTTCCGCTTTGTACCAGTGCATCTTTGATAACTCATCTTCTACTTTGTTAAGTAAATCTTCGTCTCTATCGTGTACTATTAATTCAACTTCTAAAGGTTTGCGGTATGTTCTATAAAATTGGCTTGTATTACTTTGCATCATATTAATCATTGTTCTCACCAAGTAAAACTTTAATACATTGCGTGTGCGCATATCTATTATGCGTTCCTCGTCCATTTCACATAGCACTTTAAATAATTCGCTTCTTAAATCTTCTTGTAAATCTTCAGGCTGCATTTTGTCTATTGCTTCCTTAAGTTCTCGGCTTTCCCAAAGTTCTAATATGATGCTATTCTTGTTCATATTCTTTTAAGGTTAGTTTGCCGTTTTCTTCGGTTGCTATGTAACAAAAACAATTTGCCGTTTTTGCTAAGTTTAAAAAAGCTATTTGGTAACTGCTAAGTTTATCGCCTATCGCTTTTGTTTCGCAGTATACCGCTACTCCTGTTTGTGTGTGAAAGCCTACTACATCTGGAACTCCTTTTAAACCTATAAAGGTTCTACCCCTAACCGCAAGATTGTTATTACGCCATACAAAGCACCCATTTTTATTTAGGGTCTTTATTGCTTCTTTGGTTAATTCGTTTGCGGTCATATTACAAAACTATATTAAGAAAATGAAACTTTACCATTTTTAATTTGCAAATCAAAAAATAAAGCTACGGCTACGGCTCGAGCCTGGTTCTTTAGCCATTGCTCAGTCCACTCGTCTCGGTACTGCTTTGCGCTTATGATATCCATTTTATTAGCTTTGTAGGTAATAATCTCCATAAGTTTCTTTTTTGCAAGTGCGCCATCTTCTTTAGTCCATACCTTAATTCCTGAACTATTAAGCTTTGTAAATACACTTAATGGGTTAAATAGCCTATCAAAAGTTCGGTTTTCCAGAAGCTTATACTCTTGGTAACTGTAATCAATTATCTCTAAATCGGTTAAGTGTGGGATTGCTCCAACTCGTTCTTGTGGCATCATTTTTCTTACTTCGTTTGCTTTTTTCTTGTACCTATCCATTACTTGACTAAAGTATGCAGGACTAAAGTTCTGGTAATGGTCGATAAAGTCATTAGCTACCATTTGCTTAAACGCTACTTTAACCTCGTTTATTGTAAAGCCACCATACTCGGTTCTTATCCAATCTTCTAAGATTGCTAACTTAACTTCGCCAGGATTGTTAATGCCTACAAGCTGCATTAAATAAACAAGGTTTTGTTTAAATATGGTAGAGTTCAGATTGCGAACCCTCTCCCCCGAAAAGCTTTGCATAATCTCCTTCTCCATAGGTAGTAGAGTGGATATAGTTGTAGTTTCTAAGGTTGTCGAGTTCGTGCTTATTAAGTTTTGGCTTATTGTTTGTAGTTCCTTTTGCATCTTCTTTTAGATTAAATAGACCTTTCCAACCATTTGCCATTGACTGATTAAGTATTTTTATAGCAATGTCTTCTTGTCCGTTTGATAATTTTGTTAATTCTTGTAAGGTAGCAAGTTCACTTTGTGTTGTTCTATATGTAAACTTAAATTGTTTTTTCTTGTAATCCTTCCAATCAAACCACATTTTTTCAAATTCCTTAGAAACAAAAGGAAGTTCTATTATTTCTTTTATTTCCTTTATTTCATTTACTTTCCTTTCCTTTATAGCATTGCGGTCGCTATGCGGTGGCATTGCGGTCGCATCATTTACATTAGAAACCCAACGTTTACGGGCGTTTTGACTTGCCTTCTTGCTCTTACTATCCCTTTCGTCTATGCGTTTTTGTACCGACATACTACCAAAGTTTTCGCCTTCAAATACAAATAAACCAAAGTCGTGTAATACGCTATGCACAACTTCGCTATGCACTCGCAGGTCATAAGCTATGCCATCGCAATCAGTTCGCAATGCGTTTGCATTATTGTAAAGGTCTTCAATGATTGCCCAGAATACCCCATAACCGAGCATTCCGTGTTTCCTAATAAGGAATTTAATCTTCTCGTCATTACGGCTATTGTAGTCGTGTGAGAAGTAAAAGGTATCTTTTGCCATAAAAAAAGAAAAGACCCAAGAAGGAGCGAACTTCAAGGGTCTTTATTATTTAACCACTAAACACATTATGGGTTCGCTCTTCCTTAATGTGTCTTTATTATACTGCGAATATACACTAAATTTCTTTAAGTTCTAATTTTAAGCAAAGTTTTTTTAGCTTATTTTTAAACCAGTCCTCAGTTTCTATTAAGTTATTCGCTTGTTTTATGTTATGGATAGCCGTTGTATGGTCGCTTGTTCCTGTGTATTGGCTTATCTCCTTAAGGCTTAACTTGGTATATCTCCTGAGTAAATAAGCAGCAGCCTTGCGACCGAACGTTGTTTTTAAACTCCTATCCTTAATTAATACATCGCACTCAAACTCTTCGTCTACCAATTTGACAATCGTTCTTGCGCCAATGTCTAACCCTAAAGGCTCGTTATCTTCTATGCCTAACAATCCAAGTTGCTGCATCATTTCGTGTAGCTGCAAATGTGTGTTACGTTGTGCAAAGTATAACTCCTTTAATTGTCTTATTGATACATCTTTATTTCTATTTAGCATAATTAAAACGGCAGTCCTTCCGTGTCTTCTTTAGGTTTAAAATCGTTTACATAAATCTTATAATCTGGTTGCTTGTCCTCTGTCTTGTAAGCATTAACCCACATTGAATACTTAACATCATTAATTGTAAAATTAATTACTTCTCCTTTAGCGGTCTGCTTTTTCCAAGCACCTGCACTCCATTTTTTTTGTTCCATTTTTATTTGTTTTTAATTGAATATTGAGCTACTAATTTACTTTGTTTTTTAGTACCTACGTTAATTAATTCCGTTTGTACTTTGTAGCCTTTGCGTTTTAATTCAAATACTACGGCTGCTAATCTTAAGCTATTGTACTTCGTTAAAGCCTGAATTGGTGTCAATGTTTTGCCCGAAAGCAAGTGGTTCAAGATTTGTTGTTTCTGTGTCATTGTTATTGATTTGGGTTAAAAATACTGGTTTGTCTAAAAGGTTTTGATATTTTTCTATAAATAATAATAGGTCTGCGTATGCCTCTTCGTTATACCAAGCGTAGTGATATACTTCTGCAAGTAGCATCTGCCTTTCAAATGGTAGCAATTCTCTCATTAGCTTTTCTTTATTGTTTCTTTTATTTTGTTAAATTCGTCTAAACTCTTGATGGCATTGATTTTCAGGGCAGCCTTTACCTTCTGGTCTTCGGTAAACTTTGTCTTGTCTAACTGCTCAATTAAAAACGCCTTTTGACCTTCGCTTACTTCATCTTTATGCTCATTGGTAGCATCTGCATCTTTAGTATCATCTATTGCAAACAATCCGTTAAGTGCATATTTTCGAGCATACGAGCTACACGCACCAGTGAGCTGCGAAGCATCCATTCCTTTTTTGTTTTCCTCTTCACGAGCAAGACCTGTGCAAGTAATGTTATCTTCTCCATTACTTAGACAAGCCGTAGCCTTTACATAAACTCTACCGCCTACTTCTATTACCTCGTCGCTTAACATTAAAGCGTAGCCGTACTTATGGCAGATAGGTTTTGCAGCTTCGATTATATCTTCTGCACTTCGGTACTTGTATTTAGCAAAAGCATTGAATTGGTTTTTAGGTGCTTTTAATTCCTGTTGAATTTTAATTAGGCTCATTTGTTTCTGGTGTTGTTTCTTTAATAATATAATGTTCTAATACTTCGATAGTCGGCTCTTGTTTTTTTCTCATTCCTATAAATATTTCATAGGCTTGTGAGTAGTCCAACGATATAGTGTCTTTTTGGTAACGACCATCTACTGTTGTATAATAGTAAACATCGCCTCTATGGTTAGTTTCTTTTACAAATTCAATCTTCATATAATTCGTTTTTTAAAAGTTCAAGTTCTGCATTGTGTTCTACCCAACGAGTAAACGTGTAATCGTCATCTTCGTAGTCGTAGTTTTTAGGCAATAGAGCGGGGTCGTAAGGGTTTGTAGTACTCCTATCCCCGTCGATTAATATGTTCCCGTATCGCTGATATTGGAACATTTGGTAGTTGGTTAAATGTGTCATTTTGTGTTTTGTTTACACAAATATACAACAATACACAATACAAAGTGCAAAACTATTAAAATATTTTAGAATTATTTTTGCAACAATGTTGCATTTGTACTTAGAAACGTACAAAATAACGTACAAAGTAAAGCTAAAACTTTACAAATTATGTAATAAAGTAAAGGTATAACTTGCCAAAGTCGGCAGTAAAATGCAGCCAAAAGTAGTAGTATTACTACCTTTTGTTGTACTAAAGTGCAACATTATAGTAGC